TTATGGTATGCTCGCAATACACGGGCTATACCCGCGCAAGGAAAAAAACATGAAAACACCATACTTAGATAAGGTGCCAATACCCGGGAATAATGTACGCCCCGCGAAGCTTTCTGACAGAGAGAAGATATTGGCCGCCGCAAAGACAGCTGTAGCTACTCACGCAGACGCTGAAGTTCCACCCCAAGAAGCCCAACGCGATGAAGACCGCGCCAGACAGATATTTGCTGAAGGGCGAGTACCCACAGAGTTAGAACTCAAACGGCCCGCTCTTGTTATTAAGTTAGAGTCCCTGTTAGCTAGGTACGACGAGCTATTTATTGAAGATGCCAATCAGATAAGGCGCTACGTCACCGGAAAGCTTATTGAAGAGTCTGAAGACAGTAAACGCCCCAGCGATAGAATTAAGGCTTTAGAGCTGTTAGGTAAGATCAGTGATGTCGGGCTATTTGCCGAACGCCACGAAGTGGTGATAGAACACAAAGGGACTACGGAGTTAGAGAACTTACTCAGAGCTAAGTTAAACAACATCATTGAGGTAGAGAATGTCGAGGCCCAATGAATCTAAAGGGGGCAGTGAAATAACAGCGGCAGATGCTAAACACCTGTTAGCTAACCTGAGTAAGTTCTCGGCTATGGAGCAGGCTAACATCCTGCGAATTGTTACTGAGTTATCGTCCCGGAAGTATAGTGATGAGTGCAGACACTCGCTGTTATCCTTTTCTAAGGCGATGATGCCCGAGTATAAGGTCGGCACCCACCACAAACAACTAGCAGAACTGCTAGAAGACATGGCCTACGGGCGCAAAGATCGAGTCACCGTATCAATCGCCCCCCGGTTTGGTAAGTCACAACTAACATCAATCTTTTTTCCAGCGTGGTTTATAGGGAATTTCCCGGACAAGAAGATAATGATGGTGTCACATACATCAGATCTAGCGGTGGATTTCGGACGGAAGGTGCGGAACCTAGTGGCGTCCCCAGAGTACAGTAAGATCTTCCCAGATGTAACACTGGCGGCGGACAGTAAGAGTGCGGGGCGGTGGTCTACAAACCTCGGGGGTGAGTATTTTGCGGTTGGTATAGGTGGTGCGATAGCTGGGCGGGGTGCCCACCTGCTGGTGGTGGACGACCCTCATAATGAGCAGGACATTCTGAGTGGGAATTTTGACGTATTCGAGAAGGCATACGACTGGTATGCGTACGGAGCTAGAACCCGGCTAATGCCCGGGGGATCGGTAGCAGTCGTGGCTACGCGGTGGGCGGAGAATGACCTGATTGGGAAGCTGCACGAGGATATGGCTAGAAACCCGGAGTCAGATCAGTGGGATGTGGTGGAATTTCCAGCGCTGCTGGATAAGGTAGACTCCGAGACTGATGAGCCCATGTCGGGGAGCCTGCCGGAGAAAGATAGGGTAGTGTCGCTGTGGCCGGAGCAGTGGGATGTGAGGTCTCTCTTACGGACAAAGGCGTCAATGCCGTCATTCCAGTGGTCAGCTCAGTATATGCAGGAGCCCACGGCGGCGGAGTCGGCGATAATAAAGAGAGAGTGGTGGCAAGAGTATCTCGCGGCGGATCCTCCGGTGTGTGAGTACATAATAATGTCGCTGGATGCCGCGGCGGAGAAGAACAACCGGGCGGATTTCACGGCGTTGACTACGTGGGGGGTGTTCTACAGAAACGACGAGAATGGTGAGAAACAGGCGGCCTTAATATTATTAAACAGTATTAAGCAGCGGTTAGAGTTTCCAGAACTTAAGGCGTTGGCATACGCAGAGTATAAAGAGTGGGACCCAGATTGGTTCGTGGTGGAGAAGAAAAGTGCAGGTACAGCGCTGTACCAAGAGATGCGGCGGAGTGGCATACCGGTGCAAGAGATAACACCCACGCGGGCTAGCGGGGATAAAGTAGCTAGGCTAAATGCGGTATCAGACATATTCGCGTCGGGAATGGTGTGGTACCCTGTCAACAGGCGATGGGCTGAAGAAGTTGTAGACGAGGTCTGTGGGTTCCCAGCGATGCCTCATGATGATCTGGTGGACAGCACAGTGTACGCGCTGATGCGGTTCCGCACGGGAGGATTTATTTCACTGCCGTCCGACAGAGATATGGACGAGGACGACTATTGGCAGCCACCTAGGGCTGCGTACTATTAACTGAAGATTCAGTAAAGAGGATATTATGGCGATAGAAAAAGCACTATATGAGGCACCACAAGGGGTTGCCATGATGGACGCAGCTGAAGATGCGTTGGAGATAGAGATTGTCGACCCGGAGAGTGTGACTATAGGTATGGGTGACATGGAGATCGTGATCGAGCCCGGGAAAGATGAGGATGAGTTTGGAGCTAACCTCGCCGAAGAGCTAGACGACGACATACTGGCTGGCATTAGTGATGATCTGTTAGAGGCGTACGACACAGACTTAGGGTCGCGGGCGGAGTGGGAAGATACACTAAAAGACGGGTTGGAGCTGTTGGGGCTGAAGATAGAGGACAGAAACGAGCCGTGGGAAGGGGCATTCGGGGTTTATCACCCGCTCTTAGCTGAGGCGGTAGTAAAATTTCAGTCCGAGACTATAGTAGAGACATTCCCGCCACAGGGGCCGGTCAAAACAGTAATACTCGGGGAAGAAACTCGCGAGAAGACGGAGAGTGCGAAGCGGGTTAAAGAGGATATGAACTATCAGTTGGTGTGTAAGATGACTGACTATAGATCAGAACATGAACGAATGCTGTGGAACTTGCCGATTGCAGGCTCAGCGTTCAAAAAGACCTATTATGACCCCTCATTGGGCCGACCTGTGTCTCAGTTCGTGCCGGCAGAAGACTTTGTTGTCAGTTATGGGGCGTCAGATCTTACTTCGGCGCAGAGATACACCCACAAGATGAAGAAGTCGCGCAATGAAGTACGTAAAATGCAGGTCAGCGGGTTCTACAGAGATGTTGAGCTGGGTGATCCTGTAGCAGACAGAGACGACATAGCGGATAGTAAAGACTCACTGGGTGGTTACACCTCAGATAGTGATGACCGTTACACACTGCTCGAAGTCCACTGTGAGCTAGACATAGAAGGGTTCGAGGACGAAGATAAAGATGGCAATGAGACCGGCATAGAGCTGCCATACATTGTCACTATAGATAAGGGGTCTAATACCATACTGTCTATATACAGAAACTGGCGTGAAGATGACGACCAGAAGAAAAAACGGATCCATTTCTCGCATTACACCTACATTCCGGGGTTTGGGTTCTACGGTTTTGGGCTTATTCACCTCGTTGGTGGGTTCGCAAAAGGGGCTACTTCGATTTTGAGGCAGCTCGTGGACGCAGGGACGCTGTCCAATCTACCCGGGGGTTTCAGAACTCGTGGGTTGAGAATAAAAGGCGGGGATATGCCCATAGCACCGGGTGAGTTCCGGGATGTGGACGTGCCAGTAGGTACAATACGTGACAATATCATGCCACTGCCATTTAAAGAGCCATCGACGGTACTCTATTCGCTGTTAGAGAATATTGTGTCAGAAGGACGGCGGTTCGCGGCGGTAAGTGATGTGAACGTCGCCGATATGCAGCCAAATGCGCCAGTTGGGTCAACTTTAGCGGTCTTAGAACGCACTTTGAAGACTATGACGGCTATTCAGTCGCGGGTTCACGCGGCTATGAAGCACGAGTTGTACCTATTAATGGGAATTATGCGTGATAACGCGCCAGCAGAGTATGAATATGACGCTAGAGGGGACGAAGGCCCCCTAGCTAGGCAAAAAGACTACGGGATGGTCGAGGTTATACCCGTCAGTGACCCTAACGCGTCAACAATGAGCCAGAGAATCGCTCAATATCAGTCCGCGCTTCAGTTAGCGCAGTCCGCACCACAGATTTACGACCTCCCACTCCTCCACAGACAGATGATTGAGACTTTAGGTATTAAAAACGCCGATAAGTTAGTCCCGACTACGGACGATCAAGAACCTATGGATCCAGTTTCTGAAAATATGGCGTTACTTACCGGTAAACCGGTCAAAGCGTTCCTACATCAGGACCACGACTCGCATATTGCGTCACATATGACATTTGGGCAGGATCCTAAGATTCGGGAAGCTCTAGATATGCAGGGACCGGGCGCTCAGGCTAAGCTTGCGGCGGGAATGGAGCATGTAAATGAGCATTTAGCGTTTAAATACAGACAGCAGGTAGAAGAACAGCTAGGGGTGCAGTTACCACCACCAAACCAACCGCTACCCGAGGAAGCCGAGGCTTCACTCTCTAGATTGATGGCTGAAGCGGGAAATAAGGTATTAGGCATTAATACTCAAGAAATTCAGGCTAAACAGGCTCAACAACGCGCTAACGACCCGGTAGTTCAGATGCAACAGCATGAAATGCAGGTGCAAATGGGCGAATTACAGCGGAAAATGAAGAAAGACGAGCTAGATCACCAGATTGACTCTACTAAACTCCAGATTGAGGCTGCTAAGATAGATGGTCAGGCAGCGACGTCTAAAGTAGATCAGGCGTTCAAAGCGAAGAAAGCTTTGATGGAACAAGAGCTTGAAACAGCTAAGGCAACCGACGCGTCTACTAATTCTAGGGTAGATCAAGCATATAAAGCCAAAAGTTCGCTAATGAACAATGAGTTAGAGAAAGAGAGGTTAGCTACGCAGGATCGTCAGAAACGCGTGGATCAAGCGTTTAAAGCCAAAGAGTCTCTACTGAAAGACGAGAGAGAAAGACTGAAAATGAACATTGATGCTACTAAACCACAGAAAGGAGGAGATGTATGATAAAACAATTCGCTGAGTTCTACCGCTCGGAACTACGAGGGGCTATGGACCGCGCGGCTGACAGCCTAGCCAATGATTCGGCTAAAGATTTTGGGGACTACCGCCATATGACTGGCGTCATTCGTGGGCTAGCGGAAGCTGAGCGCGCGCTTTTAGATATCGTCGAGGCTTACACTGAAGACAACGACGCAGAATAGGATAAAAATATGAAAGAAAGATATGATGCAGAAACTAAAAAAGACGTTCCTCCGGCGTTAACGGCTGAAAGCGTACCAACTCCGACGGGGTATCACCTGTTAGTGTCGCTTCCTGATGTTAAGGATACGTACAAGAGCGGCATAATAAAGTCAGACGTTGTCATGAAGAACGAAGAGATCTCTACTATGGTAGTTCAAGTAGTAGATATGGGTCCTGACGCGTATAAAGATAAGGGCAAGTTTCCTACCGGCCCGTATTGTAAGGTGGGGGACCATATTCTTATAAGAGCTTATTCCGGCACTAGGTTTAAGATACACGGGAAAGAGATGTTCCGCTTAATTAATGACGACTCTGTAGAAGCAGTAGTTGTAGACCCAACGGGATATTCCCGCATTTAGGAGATAATGTATGGCACAAGCCAACGAAGACATCTTCGCTGATACTGAGTATATTGTCGGCGACGAGATAGAGACCCCACCTACGGATGAGGTGGAAGAGGGTGAAGTAGATGAGCTAGTAGTAGAGGTTTCTGATGACACTCCCGAGGGAGATCGGGATCATGACCCACTACCAAAGAAGATATCGGATGAGCTGGAAGAACTAGATAACTCAGCTGAAGTGGAGAATTATTCTACTAAAGTTCAGCAACGGATATCGCAAATGAAGAAGGCGTGGCATGATGAACGCCGGGCTAAAGAGTCAGCATCCCGCGAGAGAGATGAGGCGGCTACACTAACCCAACAGTTGATGGCGGAGCGTGACGCTCTACGTCAGAAGCTTAGTACTGGAGAGGCGTGGGCGTTAGAAGAGACTAAGAAGCGAGCTGACTTAGCGATAGAATCAGCTAAGCGGCAATACCGCGACGCGTACGAGGAAGGAGACTCCGACAAGATAGTAGATGCTCAACATAAATTGAGCGAGGCTACTATAGACCACAACCGCGTACAGCAGATTACACCTCAATTCACTTTACAGGAACCTCAAAACCCTGTATATAATGAACCACAGGCTCAACAACCGGCCGCTGTACCGCCTCCTCCTGATACTCGAGCTCAAGAATGGGGTGGAAACAATGAATGGTTTGGTACTGACGATGAGATGACTAGTTTTGCACTGGGATTACATCAAAAGTTAGTTAAGGAAGGAGTACCTCCTTCTACTGACCACTATTACGAGCGGATAGACGCTCGCATGAAAGAAGTGTTCCCCGATAAGCTCGGAGGAGCTCCAAAAGGAAAGCAACAACCCTCTACCGTTGTTGCGCCGGTGGGCAGGACGCCCAAAGGTAGGAAGGTAGTGCTGAATAAGTCTCAAGCTGCTATAGCTAAACGGCTTGGCGTGTCTAACGAGGCTTACTATCGTGAGCTAGAAAAAATTAGCAGAGGATAATATGTCAAATTCTAATAAAAATCGAGCTCCACGAGAAACAGATACTCGGGAAACTGAAACCCGCACAAAACAATGGCAGCCAGCTAGTCTACTGCCTGATCCTATACCACAAGATGGTTATACCTTTCGTTGGGTACGCCGCTCCATGCTTGGAGTGGAAGATCCTACTAACTTCTCTCGTAAAACTAGAGAAGGATGGGAACCATGTGCTATTAAAGATCACGACGAGATGAGAACTGTACTTGATAAAAACGCTCTAGCTTCCGGGCTTGTTGAAACCGGTGGGGTTATCTTATGTAAGATGCCCGACGATATGGTTCAACAGCGGGAAGATTACTACCAAGGTAATAGCAAAGCACAGATGGACTCAGTTGATAACAGCTTTATGAGGGAGAATGACCCACGCATGCCGTTATTTAAAGATCGTGATTCTAAAGT